AACAAGGGTGACGAGAAAGGAGATTACGTCCAGATCAAGCGTAAGGTCAGGCGTAATGATGGTGGAGTAAACACTGCACCAAAGGTCGTCGATTCCAATAATTCCCCCATGCATAATACCCTTATTGGAAATGGCTCCCTCGTTAATGTTAAGTATCGGGCTTACGATTGGAAGTTCGGTAACAAGACGGGAGTCGGTGCCGACCTTGTAGCTCTCCAAGTAGTAGACTTGGTTGAGTATCAACAGGCAGGAGGTTCGGATTTTTCTCCTGTCTCTGGTGGATATACTTCTTCGGAAGACGATATCCCGTTCCCCTCTAACTAGTGGAGATGGGCAGGACTCTTCGGAGTCCTGTCCTAACCATTATGAAAAATATAAATACTTTAGTAGAGGATATATATGATCTTTTTTCTGAGGAACATGAGAGCAGAAGATCAAAAGAAGATATAGAGAAAGCAGCTAAGAAAGCTGGTAGAAATATAGCAAACCTTTTGATCAAGTCTCTTGAAGAACGAAAAGAAAAAAGACCAGCTACTCTACGATTATCTAATGTAGGCAAACCAAAGAGACAACTCTGGTATCAGCTTACTCAAGCAGAAGGAGAGAGTACACTTAAACCATATGACTATATTAAATTTATGTATGGTCATATGATAGAAGAGCTTGTGCTGTTTCTTGCATTTGTTTCAGGACACTCTGTTACAGAACAACAGAAGAGAGTGAAGATAGGTGGTGTGACAGGACATAAAGATTGTAAGATTGATGGTGTTACAGTAGACGTTAAGAGTGCATCAGCTTATGCATTTAAAAAGTTTAAAGAAGGCACACTATCTTACGATGATCCATTCGGTTACATCAGTCAACTATCTGCATATGCCAAAGCAAACAATGAAAAAGAAGCAGCATTCTTAGCTATTGATAAACAAAGTGGTGAGATAACCCTATTACCCTTACATCAGATGGAGTTTGATGATGTCGAAACTACGATTAAAGACATTAAAAAATCCTTGGAGAACAAAGAACCCCCGCCTAAATGTTACGGGGACGTTCCCTTCAACAAGTCTGGTAATCGCCAGCTTGCCATTGGTTGTCGGTACTGCGATTATAAGCGTATCTGTTGGGCTGATGCTAACAATGGTCAAGGGCTTCGCCAGTTTAATTATGCATCCGGTCCTGTATATCTCACACAGGTTACAACAGTTCCGAATGTGGAAGAAGTTAAGTGAAAACCCAGAGTGCCAAAGCAAAGGGTAGAAGATTTCAGCAGTGGGTGAGAGACAAGCTGATAGATATACTTTCTATAAATGAAGAGGACATAGAGAGTAGGAGTATGGGAGCTTCTGGTGAGGATTTAATCATGGCACAGATGGCTCGTCAGAAGTTTCCCTTCTCCATTGAATGTAAAAATCAAGAGAGATTAAATGTATGGGATGCATACAATCAAGCAGAAACAAACTCAGGTAAGTATGAACCTATACTCTTTATAAAAAAGAACAACAAAAAACCACTGGCAGTTTTAGATGCGGAATATCTTATTAAATTACATAGAAAATAAAGAAAAGTTATACGTCTATGATCCTATAGAAGAAGCTACTGATCCTAATGCAGAGCTTTTTAATGGTGTTATATTGCAAGCTCTTATTGACATTTGCAGTGAAGAGGAGTATAACACTAAGCATCATAAGGGTGCAAAGGAAGAAGCTATGGCATGGTTCTTCTCAACTATAGTATCAGTTGTAGATAACTTTGAAATGGTATGTGACTTGGCTGGATTAGATTCAGAAAACGTAAGAGATTTTGCAAGAAGAATTACATTATCTGATAACAAAGAATTATTAAGACAACAAATGTTGAGGCATTTTCATGACTGAATTGAGAGAAGACTTTCATAGCTACATTAAAAGGAGACAGAAAGAATTGAAAGAGAAAGAAGCTACATCGAAGCAAGTTGGTGGTGATCATTATAAAGACTGTAATATACAACCTGTTGAATATATCCATAGCAATGGGTTAGATTTCTTTGAAGGTAATATAGTTAAATATATTACTCGTCATAGAAAGAAAGGCTCTGGACCACAAGATATTAAAAAGGTGATCCACTACGCAGAGCTTATCTTGGAATTAGTGTACAACGAGAAACCATAGGGGAATTGAATGTTTAAATCTAATAAAAATCCACAGTTTAGATCAAAGTTTTCTGAAGATATTTTTTATACAAAGTATGCACATGCTGGTGCTGAAACTATGTATGAACTAGCAGCTACTTTAGTAGAAGATGTATGTCAAGAATATATAAGTAAGTCTGAAAAAGATGAGCTTGTCAGTCACATTGCAGAGCTACGGTTCTTACCGGGAGGTCGTTATCTTTATTATGCAGGTAGAGATAAAAAGTTTTTTAATAATTGTTATCTACTTAATTGTGAAGAAGACACCAGAGAAGATTGGGCTAACCTTTCATGGAAGGCTGAGTCATGTCTGATGACAGGTGGTGGTATTGGTGCTGATTATTCTGTGTATAGAGCAGAAGGTAAAACTCTGGGAGGCACTGGTGGTATCTCTAGTGGACCTCTTCCTAAAATGCAAATGATCAATGAAATTGGTCGAAGAGTTATGCAGGGTGGTAGTCGTAGGTCTGCTATCTATGCTAGTCTTAATTGGAAACATGAAGATGTTTATAAGTTTCTTTCCGCAAAGAACTGGAAAGATATGCCTGTAGGTACAACGGGACAGTCTTTGTTTGATATTAAACAAGATGACTTTAATTTTCCTGCACCTTTAGACATGACAAATATCAGTGTAAACTATGATACTGAATGGCTATTGAATTATTGGAATACAGGAGAACTTGGAGATGTCTTTATCAGTAATGTACGTCAGGCTTTGTCAACTGCAGAGCCAGGATTTAGTTTCAACTTCTTTGATAAAGAAAAGGAGACATTGCGAAATGCCTGTACCGAAGTTTGCTCCGAGGATGATTCGGATGTATGTAATCTGGGTAGTCTTAATTTTGCTAGAATTGCTGGCGTTGAGCAGCTACGTTCTGTGGTTGAACTAGCCACTAAGTTTTTAATATGTGGTACACTACGAGCGCAACTACCATATGAAAAGGTTTATAAGACAAGAGAAAAGAACCGTCGTCTTGGTTTAGGTTTGATGGGACTGCATGAATGGTTGATCCAACGGGGTAGTAAGTACGAGACAACAGAAGAGATGCATCGTTGGTTAAAGATTTACAAATCAGAATCTGATAAAGTTTCTGATGAGTTCTCTGATTCACTAGGTATATCTCGTCCAGTAGCAAAGAGAGCAGTTGCACCAACAGGAACTATCGGTATCATTGCTGGTACTTCTACAGGTGTAGAGCCTATCTTTGCTGTTGCTTACAAGCGTAGATATCTCAAGAACCGTAGGTGGCATTATCAATATGTGATTGACAGTGCTGCTCAAGAGATGATTGAATTGTACGATGCTGATCCTGATTCAATTGAGTCAGCTATAGACTTAGCTACTGACTACGAACGTAGGCTTTCATTCCAAGCAAACATCCAAGAGTATGTAGATATGTCTATCTCTAGCACAATTAATCTACCTGCTTGGGGATCAAAAGATAACAATGAAGATTTAGTAAAACCTTTTGCTAAAACTCTTGCTAAATATGCACATAGACTTAGAGGATTTACCTGCTACCCTGATGGTAGTCGAGGAGGTCAACCTCTTACAGTTGTTCCCTACAAAGAAGCTGTCGATAAGCTTGGTGAAGAGTTTGAAGAGAACATTCAAACACATGACATCTGTGAGATAGCAGGTACAGGAGGTGTGTGTGGTGTTTGATAAAAAAGAATACATGAGAGAATACATGAAAGAATATTACTCAAGACCTGAAGTTAAAAAACGTAAAAACGAATACATGAGAGAATACATGAAAGAATATAGCTCAAGACCTGAGAATAGAGAACGCAAAAGACAGAGAGATCGCCTCCACAACAGAACTACAATTGCTGGTAAACTGCGTAGAATAAAATCAAGGAGTAAAGAAATTAATGTTGAGTTTAATTTAACGAAAGAATACTTAGAAAGTATCTATCCGACTGACGGTATGTGTCCATTGCTAAACATAGCATTAAATTGGCACAGCCCTCCACAACATGATAGCACTCCATCGTTAGACAGAATTGATAATAGTGAAGGATACATAAAAGGAAACGTACAATGGGTAAGTTGGAGGGCTAACCGATGTAAAAATGATGCAACTCCAGATGAGCTTCTTATGCTTGCTCAAAACTACAAAAAGATATACAATCAAAAACTTTATGGTGATAGTTTATTTGATCCAGAAGCAACAAAGGCTTTAAAATGAGACAATTTATATTCGATTCATGGAATGGCATTATGAATGCTAATGTTAATCCATTAAAAAATATAACCGATATGCAAGTAAGACATCTCGTACTACAAACACTAGCATGGATGTGGTGCATTACATTTTCTATAATGATAGGTGATTTACTTTTCTTTGGTTATACGCTTGTTGCCCACACTGTTTTAATAGTAGCTGTTGTTATAACAGTTAGTACTTTTGAGACAGCAAGAAGAAGTCCTGCAAGTTTTGACTTTGTTAAAAAATATCATACACCATCTAGAAGTAGGCATCAGTGGTACAATGGTAAAAGAATAACTTATCCAGATGGTGATCCCGGTGGAGAACATGAATGATGTATACTCTCGTAGCTCAACTGGATAGAGCAACAGACTTCTAATCTGTAGGTTGCAGGTTCGAGTCCTGCCGAGAGTGCCAAAAAAAAGCTTGACAAAAATAAAAAAATATGTTATATACTAAGCGGGAATGCCATAATGGGTTCCCGCAACATCTTGCTAAAAGGAGATAACAATGCTTTCAGATTATATGTATAGACATGCGATTGGTTTAATGGATTTATTTAATGACTTACAAACCATGCAAGGAAATTCAGATAAAGGAAATTTTCCTCCCCATAGAGTAACAGATATTGAAGATAAGACTTATTACTTAGAGTTTGCTGTAGCAGGTTATGCTAAAGAAGATTTAGAAGTTATACTAGAAGACTCAGAAACTCTTGTAGTTCAATCATCAGGTTCTCGCACTCAAAAAACAGGTGACAATACAAATGGTGAGTTGTCTACTAGTTATGATGGTATTGCTTCAAGAGGATTTAAAAAACAATTTAAATTGAATCCTTATTTAAAAGTAAAAAATGTTACGCTAAAAGATGGGTTGCTAACTATTGAGTTAGAAAAAACTTTGCCAGAAGAAAAGAAATCAAAACTCCTAACAATTAACTAGAAAGGAAAAGGGGAGAGCAGAAATGTTCTCCCCACTCTCATGGTTAAAGAAATAAATAAAAAATCTTTAGAGACTTATCCAACAAAAAAGAAAACAAGTATTGGTATGTCTCCATTATCTAGACCAATAAATAAATCAAAACGTCTTGCATGGAAAAGATATAGAGGACAAGGAAAGTGACACAGAGATTTCTTAAATTAGACAAAGAAGTATTTGATATTTTTTGGCCTGATCTAAGTATATTATTTAACAAGGTAATATCTGAACAGGGCGCTGGGCGAGATAACCTTGAACTTCTTTATACTAAAATTAAAAATGATTTATTAGAAGTTTGGATTTACAAGGGTGAAGAAGGAATACAAGCAACTTACTGTACAGCTATTACAGAATACCCAGAAAAAAGAAGTTTATTCTGGGGCTACATGAGTGCTGTAAATAACAATATGAATGAATGGAAAGAGCCTATGCTAGTAGCTCTTAAAAATTATGCACTATATAATGAGTGTGATTGTTTAGAATTTTTCTCAACAAGAACAGGATGGAATAAAATCTTTGAGGATGCTGGTGCTACTGTAGAAAATATAGGTACAATTTATGAGGTAACTTTAGATGGCAAATAATATACCTACAATATATATTGGATATGATAGTAGAGAAGAAGTGGCATGTAAAGTTTTGCAAGAATCAATCTTAGATCATACAAGTTCACCTGTAAATATTGTACTACTAAAACAAGGAAGACTAAGAGATATTAATTTTTACAGACGAACACATTTTGTAAAAGATAAAATTAAATATGATGCTGTAGATAAAAAACCTTTCTCTACAGATTTTAGTTTTACCAGATTCCTTGTACCCTTTTTACAAATGCATGACGGGCTTGCACTTTTTATGGACTGCGATATGTTAGTTAGAGCAGATATCATGGAAGTATTTGAAATCCCTAGACAG